CGCGAGAGGGACTGATCAAGTCACTTGACACTCTCATAACATTGTGTTACAATTAAGACAGTGGGAATTCGCTCGGGTTTCGCCCACTGTCCGTCCCCTGCAATGAAACCCGGAACATTGTTCCACCTTAAAACCAATCAACGGAGAAAGCATCATGGCAAAAACTGAGATCACATTCGGCAAGACTGTTTCGCTGGCCGAAGCCGAGGCACTGATTACTAGCGTGCCCACAAACAGGTTTCATCTGATGGGCGAGCCGGGCATCGGCAAGAGCGCAATGCTCCGCCGCATCGCCGACAAGCTCAACATGGACTACGCATACATCGACTGCCCGAACATGGACTTGGGCGACATTGCGATGCCCGTGGTTGACCACGAGACTAAGACTACCCGCTACTACCCCAACGCACGCTTCAAGTTCCACCTGAAGAAGCCCGTAGTGGTCATGCTCGACGAGTATTCCAAGGCTCCCGACCCCGTGAAGAACATGCTGCACCCGCTGTTCGAGGTGCATGGCTCACGCTTGGGTGACGACCCGACCCCTGAGGGCTCCATCATCTTCAGTACTGGCAACCTGTCATCTGATGGTGTGGGTGACGGCATGAAGGCACACACCAAGGCACGACTGACCAAGGTGATCGTGCGCAAACCCAACGCGAAGGAGTGGTTGCAGTGGGCGGTGCCCAAGGGTATCGCTCCCGAGATCTGCGCATGGGTAGACCGCTACCCGCACGTGCTCGACTCATACCTTGAGGGTGGCACGGGCGACAACCCGTACATCTTCAACCCCCGCACGGTGCAGGAGTCGTTCGTCTGCCCCCGCACCCTTGAGCTTGCGTCGAACATCGTTAGTCAGCGCTCACAGTTCTCCTCAGATGCACTTATCTCAGCAGTCTCAGGCGTGGTGGGTGAGGCGGCATCGCGTGACATTCAAGCGTTCATCGCATACGCCGACCAACTCCCGACCAAGGCGGCGATCATCGCCGACCCGAAGCATGCAACGGTGCCCAACCAACCCGGTGCTTGTGCTGTGGTGATCTACGGGCTGATCTCCTCCGCTGAGAAGGACAACTTCTCTTCGTACATGGAGTACATCAAGCGCTTCGATGCCGAGTGGCAAGCCACGTTCGCCATTCAGATTGCGCGCAACACCACCAAGCAGGGCATCGCGTTCGGCAACAAGGACTTCAGCAAGTGGGTCGCTGAGAACCAAGACCTGCTGTGATCAACGAGAGGAATCAAACATGAACACCCTAGTACTAACACCCGAGCGCAAGCTGCAACGGGTCAAGGTCAATCTCTTGCGTAACCCCAAGGTCGCACTGCTGTCTGGTGTCCTGATGGTAGGCAAGACCTACGTGGACTCTAACGTGCCTACTGCCGTGACCAACGGGCGCGACGAGCGATACGGTACCGACTTCATCAAGCAACTGAAGGAGAAGGAGCTTGCGTTCGTCGTCATGCACGAGGCAATGCACAAGATGTATCGGCACCTGACCACGTGGCGCAAGCTGTACGACGAGGACGCACGCCTAGCTAACTGCGCGTGCGACTACGTGATCAACCTGCAACTCAAGGATCTCGACCCGACCGAGTCGTTCATGTCCATGCCCCGTGACAAGGACGGCAAGCTGATGGGCCTGCTCGATGAGCGCTTCCGTGGCATGAATGCCAAGCAGGTGTTCGACTTACTCAAGCAAGAGTGCGAAGGTGAAGGTGGCTCCGGTGGGGAGCAGGACGACAACTTCGATGAGCATGACTGGGAATCTGCGGGTGATCTGCCCGAGGAAACCAAGCGCGAGCTTGAGCGTGAGCTTGATCAAGCGATCCGTCAGGGCATCATCGCCAATCAGAAGATCAACGGCAACGGTAGCGGTGATCTTGCGCGTGAGCTTGGTGAACTGATCAAGCCCAAGGTGGACTGGCGTGAGCAACTGCGTGAGTACATCAAGTCCATCTGTGCAGGTAAGGACGTGTCCACATGGCGCAGGCCCAACCGTCGGTTCCTCGGTAGTGATGTGTATATGCCTACGCTAGTCAGTGAGAAGGTAGGTCACATCGTCTTGGCCATCGACACATCGGGCTCCATCGGTGGGCCTGAGCTTGATGCGTTCTTGTCTGAGGTGTCGGGCATCGCCGAGTCGGTCAGTCCCGAGGTGGTGGACTTGCTGTATTGGGATAGCTCGGTAGCAGGACACGAGACGTATGACGGCTCTAGTGTGTCCAACATCGTCACGTCAACTAAGCCGCGTGGGGGTGGTGGTACTTCACCCTCCTGTATCACTAACTACATGAAGGAGAAGCGCATTGAACCTGAGTGCACTGTCGTACTTACGGATGGGTATGTTGGCTCTGACTGGGGCGGTGACTGGCCGAGCCCTGTTCTGTGGTGCATCGTCGGGAGTAATGACGCTGTCGCTCCCAACGGCAAAACGATTCACGTCAACGATTAAGGAGTGTGGAATGAGCAAAGCAATTCTTGAGATCGGCTACACCAAGTACGTCCTCGACCTGAATGACGCAGTGACTCTCCTCGAAAAACTAAGCGCTGCCGAGGTGTACGAGGAGAAGTACGTAGCGGGTAGTGACCACACCCACCACATCTACGAGAACATATCCAACCTTGGAGTGCTGAAGCTAATGAGCGACAGCATGTATCAGATGGCAAAGCTAGCTGGTAAGCCCGCCAAATAACAACGGAACATTGTTACACCACGAAGGAGCGAATCATGTCAATCTCATCATCAGCAGTACTTGTGTCTCTCAACATCAGCGTGTGGCCTGCGGCCAAGCTCGACCGAGAGGTGACCGATCAGGTCAACGCCAATGCCAACGCGAGTATCAACGCGGGCAAGTTCATGAAAGATCTATTTGCAGGTACTAGCCTGCGTAAAGACATTGAGAAGTGGGCGGCACATTGCCGGGTCAAGCATCTGCGCATGACTCTGCCGTGGGCAGACAAGGGCGAGCGTCTGTTGCCGACCAAGCTGTTCATGGAGTACAAGCAGTTCATCAACGAAGCCGATCAGAGATTCAATCAACTCTGCGACAACTTCTTCATTGCGTATCCCACGCTACTGGCAGATGCACCCATCCACTTGGGCAAGCTGTACAAGGCAGAGGACTACCCCGACATCGAGGAGGTCAAGCGCCGCTTTGGTTTCCGCTACGTGTTCTCGCCATTGGCCGAGGCAGGAGACTTCCGATTGGATGTAGCCAACGATGACTTGCAGGAACTACAGCAGAAGTATGCGCGTGACTATGACCTGCGCTTGGCTGATGCCATGCGTGAGCCGTGGGAGCGACTGCATGACGTGCTGACTGCGATGAGCGCCAAGCTCACCGACGACGATACGGATGAGGATGGTAAGAGCAAGAAGCGGTATCACGAGACGCTTGTGACCAACGCAACCGATCTGTGTGCACTGCTGACCAAGCTCAACATCACGGGCGATCCGCAACTGGAGGATGCACGCAAGCAACTGGAGCAGACGATGCTCGGTGCTGACATTGAAGCGATCAAGGAATCTCCCGCTATCCGCGAGAGCATGAAGTCCAAAGTCGACGCCATCTTGGGCAAGTTCGACTGGTAATCAGAGTAACGACAAGGAGCGAACCATGCACATTACACCTAACTCATTCGATACAGGGAACACGTTGTTCGGCAAGCCTAACGTGTTCGACTTGGGGAAGCCAAACCTATCCCCGCAGACCAACCGATTCATCTTTCTCACGCTGAATAACTTGGTGCTGACCCGACCCAACTGGCGGTTCACCCCCGAGGAATACACCCACAGTCAAGGATACGCTGTTGTCACTTCGTTCAGGATTGAAGAGGACGGCGAGGTACTTGGTAAGGTGAGCATCGACTACAAGGGTAAGGGCTACAAGATCATCGTGCGCAACGACCGCATCGACGCCAAGCGTGAGCGCGGGGTGGGGTACTGCACTGAAGATCCTTCTAAAGCTGAGCTTCGTATCCGTAAGTTCTTCTTCCGTCTGGCGAAGGACGAGCGCATAGAGAAAGCACATAAGGCAGCAAGCGAAGTAATCGCTAGGCAAGCACGGGATAAATCGTGGGCGTTGAACAATGCGCTAGGGCATTTCATGGAGTGGGCGCAAGATTTTGTGAACACAAACACAAAGCAGTACATGGCGGAATTCCCAAAGGCATCCGAGTGGTTTGATAAGTGGGTGGACGCGAAGGCTCAGCACGCTGTGACCGAGACGATGCAAACACTGTTTGACAATGACAAGTCAACCCTTGTAGTATTGGATGGTACGCAGTACATTGTCAAAGCAGAAGAGGAGATCAAAGCGTACACAGATGAGACGCTACCCTACGAATTGCGAGGCAGCATCGGCATGCTCAAGCTGGTGCAGGACAAGCAAATGATCTCGGACGTAGGGTGCCGAGTGGACAGCACGACCTTCGTGTTGTTCCCCGTACAACAAGACAAGGAGACAGCATGAAAACATTCGCACTCAAGCGCGTGCGCGAACTGTTCGCAGTGGACTATGTACCTCTGCATACGCAACGCCACAACCAACGAGAGTGGGTCAGATCAGTTCGCCAATTGGGTGACAGATGGCTACTAGCAAAACAGTACGTCCCCGAGAAGAAGCGGTAGACCCACCGCCGAAAGTGTGGCCCTTCCCAACGTGGAAGGGTCGCCCTTACACACAACCCAAGCAACGCAAGAAGAAGGTCGACCCCACCGAGGGTGTACCTGAAGCGTTGCTCTGAAGGCGTAACAATGTTACGGATTGAAATGGACGACGAACATCTGAGAGATTTTTATGCAGGGCTAGCCATGCTAGGCGTACTAAGCGCAGGGCATGAGCCGGCCTATGTGGAAGCGGTGTCTCGCACTGCTTTCGATATCGCAGAAAGGATGATGGAAGAAAGGAGTCAGCGCAGTGGACAGAAGAACGGAGGAGATGGACAGAGCGTTTGAAGAAGCCGGACGTTTGGTTTTATCCCTTGTCGTATGTGCAGCGTTGCTTGTAGGTATGCTGGTATGTTTTGCCCTCTTTTGAAGCACCATGCCTTTCACCCTACCGAAGTACGAATGGGGAACCCAACGTGAGTTATGTAAACGATGCAAGCATTACCGACCGAGCATTGACCGTCCTCGCCTGTACTCGGGCGCAGTGGTCATGCACTGTGCCGTCAACCCCTACACCGCAAGCAAGGGGATCGGCACCTGCATCGACAACCGAACGCGAGGGCCGTGCGGTCCAAGCGGAACATTGTTCCAACCTAAGGAGAGCTGATGAATGAACAAGTGACAGAGCAACCGAAAAGAAAGGCACGCGGTCCCGGTAAGAAGCCGCGTCTTTTCTGTACGAGCATACGTCTAAGCCAAGAGGTCATGGAGTACTTCAACAAGTACCACGCACATGACAAGCAGGCGCAGATGCGTGCTGTTCTTACCGAGTACGTTAGAGATGAACTGAAACTAAAGGAGTCCCAAAATGGGTCGCAAGAAACTGTCTAATGCCGAACGCGCACGCCGCTTCATCGCAGCCAACCCCAACGCCAAGCCGAGGGACATTGCTGCTGCGCTGGCGATCCCCGTGACCACCGTGTACGCTGCTAAGTACAAAACACCGGTAGCCAAGGCTAAGCCGAAGGAAGTCAACATCGACGCAGTGCACAAGCATGCTGTTGCTGAAGCCGAATACAAGAAAGCTGTCGCCGAGGCTGAAGCGGCCAAAGCCGACATGGTCAACCACCCGCCCCACTACAAGGCAGGTGGGATCGAGACCATCGACTTCATCGAAGCCAAGCTGACCCGCGAGGAGTTCATCGGCTACCTCAAGGGCAACGCCCTGAAGTACGCCTCTCGTGTAGGCAAGAAAGACGATGCCGAAGTTGACGCTGGCAAGATGGCTTGGTACGCCATGAAGCTGCGTGACATGCTAAGCATCCAACCGTAAGGGAAAGTCCTCCCCTCAAGCCCCGCTTCGGCGGGGCTTTTTTATGCCAGTTCCCACCACGAAGGTACTTGACAAAGTCAAGGAGAGCGTCTACATTGGGGGTATGGCAGCGACACCTGAGTCCAAAGTCAAGGACAAAATCAAGACCATCCTCAAGAAGCACGGCGTCTACTTCGCCATGCCCATCGGCACCATGTACGGCAACAGTGGCGTGCCGGACTTCCTGTGCTGCGTGGCGGGGCACTTCCTCGCCATCGAAGCCAAGGCAGGCAAGGGCAAGACGACAGCCCTGCAAGACAAGCACATCAGGGAGATCATGGCCCAAGGCGGCACCGCCATGGTGATCAACGAGACAAACATCAACGAACTAGACGAGCTACTGGAGAGCTTGGTATGAGCAACGAGATACGCGAAGCAGTGCAGATGGTGCTGACCCGGATGGAGACACACCCGGATGATTTCTTCAGCAACGACCTACTGCGCACTAACGCAAGCACCCGCTTCGGGTGGGTATGGGGTGTGCTCAACGGCGACAGATACGGTCTGAACGAAGCCGAGATTGACGCGCTCAAGCAGGGCTACGACAAGGTCATGTACCGCAAGTTCCACGACCGGGTGTTGGAGTCCCTACTGAATGAGCCCGAGCAATATGAAAAGATGGATAGGCAGGGCAGCTCTCTGAAGCCACCGACCAAGCTGACGACACTCACTCAAAGTCAGATGGCTGTGGCGAAGAAGCTAGGCTTGACTGCGCAGGAGTACGCACGAGCCACAGCCCCCACGTTCAAGACGTAACACTGTTCCACCTCATGCACATACTGACCATCGACTTTGAAACGTACTACGACCAAGAGTTCAGCCTGTCGAAGCTAACCACTGAGGAGTACATACGCGGTGACGAGTTTGAAGTCATCGGAGTATCAGTGCAGGTGAACGATGGGGAGCCCAAGTGGTTCTCGGGTACACGCAGCGAGACAAAAAAGTTTCTTGAGGGCTATGACTTTCCTTCACATTTGGCGCTGGCTCATAACGCTATGTTTGATGCCGCTATTCTTAGTTGGCATTTTGGTATTTGCCCTCGGGGTTGGCTTGACACTCTCAGCATGGCTCGTGCTGTGCATGGCACGGAAGTTGGCGGCAGTCTTGCTGCCCTAGCTCAGCACTACGCAATCGGCGTCAAGGGCGAGGAGGTCATCGCTGCCAAGGGTCTGCGAAGGGCAGACTTTAATCCTAGCAGCCTAGCCCGATACGGCGAGTATTGCTGCAATGACGTTGCCCTGACGTACGACTTATTCAAGCACCTGTCCGCAGAGTTCCCGAAGTCTGAGTTGCGTTTGATTGACCTGACGATCAAGATGTTCTCGGAGCCGACGTTGCAGTTGGACACGAATATGTTGCTCGACCACATCACCGACGTGCAAGTAAAGCAGCAGGAGTTGTTGAGCGCTGTGACGATGGTGGACAAGGATCAGCTAATGTCCAACCATAAGTTTGCTGCAACGCTAAGACTGTTTGGCGTGGAGCCTCCGATGAAGATCAGCCCGACCACGGGCAAGGAGACGTTCGCTTTTTCCAAGACCGACGAAGAGTTCAAGGCCCTGCTCGAACACGAAGACGCACGTATCCAAGCGTTAGCATCCGCAAGGATTGGCGTGAAATCTACTCTTGAGCAGACGCGCACTCAGCGGTTCATCGAGATCTCCGGACGAGGCGCTATGCCAGTTCCCCTTCGCTACTACGCTGCGCATACGGGACGGTGGGGTGGTGACGATAAGCTCAACCTTCAAAACCTGCCGCGCACATCGGGGTTGAAGAAGACCATCGTTGCTCCGGTGGGGTATGTCATCTGTGACTCAGACTCATCGCAGATCGAAGCACGTACGCTAGCGTGGTTAGCAGAGCAGGACGACTTGGTGGAGGCGTTTGAAAAAGGTGAGGACGTATACAAAATCATGGCTGCGGCTATCTATGCGAAGAGCATCGCAGCGATCACGAAAGAAGAAAGATTCGTTGGAAAGACAACTATCCTTGGTTCCGGATACGGGATGGGGGCGAAGAAATTTGAGACAGCGCTTAAAAACGCTGGCGTGGAAGTTACGCTGGAGGAGGCGCAGCGGATTATCGAGACCTACCGTAGTACCAATGGCAAGATACCTGATCTGTGGCGCAAAGCTCACGAAACTTTGGACTGGATCGCCAATGACAAGACCGGTGATCTAGGTCGCGGCGGCTTGCTGAAGGTCGAAGGCAGGCGTGGGATCCGCCTGCCCAATGGCATGTACCTGAAATACCCCAATCTGCGCAAACGTCAAGACCCGGAGACGGGCAAATACGAGTACGTTTACGACACCAAGAAGGGGAAGACCGTGGTGCCAAATCGCATCTACGGGGGTAAAGTGGTGGAGAACGTATGCCAAGCCCTTGCTCGGATCATCATCGGTGAGCAGATGCTGATGATCGCCAAGAAGTACCGAGTGGTGATGACCGTGCATGACGCCATCGCGTGCCTGATCCCTGAAGACGAAGCTGACAACGGCAAGGAGTACGTTGAGTTGTGCATGCGCCTACGCCCGTCGTGGGCGTCGGAGCTACCTCTTAACTGTGAGGCCGGATACGGGACGAGCTATGGCGATTGTTAATGTGGTTGAAGTACGCCCAAACAAGAAAGATCCGTACGTGTTTACGGATCTAGCTAAAACCTTCAAAGATGTACTTACCCGTATTGGGGTACAGGCAAAGCATGTGGTCGACACGCTGCCGTCTGAGGGGGTGAACTTGATCCTTGGGTGGTCGCCAAACTGGGTTGAGACCAATGCAGCCAAGCTCCCGAAGCGGCGCACCATCCTGTACAACGCAGAGCAGCTAGGCAGCGAGTCCGACATTGTTAAGAACGACTACGTGGACACACTGCTCGGCTACGTAGTTGCCGACTACAGTTTTTTGAACAAGGAAACGCTTGTGGGGTACGGAAAGAACCCCAAAGAGGTCGTCATCCTACCCGTGGTGCCGACTCCCTCCATCAAGTACAAGGTCGCTGCGGCTACGGAAGGTACGCACGACATCGTGTTCTTTGGCTCTGCCAACGAGCGCAGAGACAAGATGCTTGAGCGGCTGCGCGAGGAAGGCATGTCGGCGGGGCACGTGGGTGGCTTCAGTCAGAACCTCGCCCCGTACGTCAAAGCCGCCAAGATCGTGCTGCATGTGCACTACTACAGCACCAACATGTTCCCGGCTATCCGCTTCCTGCAACCGCTAGCGTACGGGATACCCATCGTGTGTGAGCGCTCTGTGCTCCCCCGCGATCAAGGGTGGGACGAGTCGGGCATCGTGTTCACCGACTACGAAGAGATCCCTGCGGAGTGCAAGAAGTTGTTGGACGACCCGCAACGCCAACGCGCCATCAAAGCGCAGTACACCAAGTTCCTTAACTCTATCGACGTGGAGACACCGTGGAAAGATTTGCTCAAGAAAGTGAAGGCATGAAGTCCGTTCAAGAGGTCAACTCATTTGTTGACTACGCCTATCCGACCATGATGGCGGAGAAAGCGTTGAGGGCACTGCATGACGCAGCACTGGAGAAGAATTGGTACGAAGCCCGACAGCAAGCCCTGTACACGATCAAGTGGGCAGCGGAGGCGCACGCAGCATTGCTGGTAATGGAGCAGAAGGATAAGTAATGAGCCTACGAGAAGCAGCGCAGCAGGCGCTTGTGTGCGTGGTTTGTGTGCGCGACATGGCGGTTCACCCGGACGAGCGTATGCGCGACATGGCGGTTCATCCGGACAGTGTTCAGATGTTTGAGAACACCATCACCGCCCTCCGCACCGCGCTTGCGGAGCCTGAGCAGGGGCCGGTGGCGTATGTGAGCGGGGTATATGCGGGGCACTTCACTGTTGTTCCGACTAACCCTGCACTTGTTCTGACTACAGGAATGGCCCTCTACACCCACCCCGTAGACGACACCGCCCTGCTGCGGCAGGCTTGGGAAGCGTTGAGGAACGACGATATTCAGCAAAGAATGAAAGCCATCACCGCCCTGCGCGAACGACTGGAGGGCAAGGCATGACCCCGCAAGAAGTTATCCACATCAAAGCCGCCAAGTACGCCAACACCTGCAAGGAGCAGTTTCTTCAGAAGGTCAAGGAAGGCGTCATCGAACCCCGCACCAAGAAGATGGAAGGGTGGATATGGATGGCCCACTACGAAGGCTACAGGGATGCGCTGCAAGAACAGTTGATGGAGTCGAAAGAAAAGTACACATGGGGCACCCCGCTGCTAGATGCGGCACTGTTGGCACCTGAACCGGGTCAACTCAAGGACAGGGGGCAGGAATGAATCTCGTTTGGTCGTACAGCAGCCTCAAGACATTTGAGCAGTGCCCGAAGAAGTACTACCACCTCAAGGTAGCCAAGGACGTTGTCGATGTTCCGCATGAAGCGGCGCTGTACGGAAGCAACGTCCATAAAGCCGCAGAGGAACACGTGCGTGACGGCAAGCCCATGCCGAAGAAGTACTCGTACATGGAGCCGATCCTTGAGTCGCTGAAGAAGATCCCCGGCGATAAGTACTGCGAGATTGAGCTTGGCCTTACCAAAGACCTAGCACCGTGCGCGTTTCGAGCGCCGGACGTGTGGTGGCACGGCATCGTGGACTTGCTCATCGTGGATCAAAACAAGGGCTTGGCCCACATGATCGACTACAAGACGGGCAAAAGCGCACGCTACGCCGATACCAAGCAGCTTGACCTGATGGCCACAGCCGTGTTCGCGCACTTCCCCGACGTGGGCAAGATCAAGTCGGCCTTGCTGTTCGTGGTGAGCAACGAGTTCGTCCGCAAGGAACACCACGTTGGCAATCGCAAGGAATACATCGGTGGGGTTATGCCGACGATAAAGCGCTTGGAACAGTCGTTTGAGAGTGGCACTTGGAACCCAAACAAGGGGCCGCTGTGCCGCTTCTGCCCCGTTAAAAACTGTCAACACTACGGAGGAGTCTGATGTATCAGCGCCCTGTCTACGAAACCGAAGCCGACCGGCAACGTGAACGGGCGGTGCAGGAGTATCTGCTGCGCAAGATCGACTGCCTGTGGCAAGAGGCTCCGCCGAAGGACAGCATCGACGGCTACCTCTTCCACCCCAACCGAGACCTTGGGGCAGTCGTCGAGATCAAGATCAGGACTAACCGTAGCACTGCGTACGACACCTACATGCTCAGTTCGTACAAGTGGCGCAACGGGCTGTATCGCGCCAAGACTTTGGGCGTGCCGTTCATGCTGGTAGTCAAGTTCGTAGACGGCGTGTTCTACACGATAGTAGACGACGCCTACGAGATAGGACGTGGCGGCCGCTATGACCGCAACGACCGCTTCGACTCAGAAGAGTGTGTGTTTATCCCAATGGATACGTTTAGACCGCTATAGGAGGCACCATGCCGTACGTAAATAAACCCCGTCCGTACAAGAAAGAGTACCAACAGCAGGTAGCTCGTGGGGAGCATGAGCGCCGTATGGAGCGCCAGCGCGCACGCAATCAGTTCGATCAGAAGAACCCTGACCGCGACGGCGACGGCACTGCTGATGCTCGTGAGGGCAAAGACCTCGCCCACAAGGTTGCGCTGAGCAAAGGCGGCTCCAACAAACATGGAGTCAAGGTGGAGAGCGCAGCAGGTAACCGTTCGTTCAAGCGCAACTCCAACCACAAGCTCGTCTCCGAGAAGAGCAAGCGGGAGCGGAAGAAGTAACTAATGGACCCAAAAGACTTTCTCCCCGGCTACGACTGGCCTGCACCGCACAACGTAGCCCCGTTCCTGCACCAGAAGGAGACGGCAGCGTTCCTCTCTGGCCAACGTAAAGCCTTTTGCTTCAATGAGCAAGGCACGGGCAAGACAGCCTCGGTGATTTGGGCGACCGACTACCTCATGAAAGTGGGGCTGATCCGTCGCGTGCTTGTGGTGTGCCCCCTGTCCATCATGCACTCAGCGTGGCAGCAAGACCTGTTCAAGTTTGCTGTGCACCGCCGTGTCGATGTGGCTTATGGCAGCGCCAGCAAGCGCAAGGAGGTCATCAAGGCTGGTGCCGAGTACGTCATCATTAACTTCGATGGCGTGCAGATTTGCAAGTCCGAGATCATCAACAACTGCTTCGACCTCGTCGTTATTGACGAAGCCTCCGCGTACAAGAACGCGCAGACGGATCGGTGGAAGACGATGCGCGATGTACTCAAGCACGTCAAGGGTCTGTGGATGCTCACGGGCACCCCCGCTGCTCAGTCCCCGCTCGACGCCTACGGACTAGCCAAACTCGTGAACCCGGAAGGACTGCCCATGTTCTTCTCGCAGTTCCGCGACATGGTCATGAGCCCGGTAAACATGTTTAAGTGGAAGCCCAAGCCACAGGCAAAGGAGATAGTCCACAAGATATTGCAGCCTGCCATCAGGTTCGAAAAGCGGCAGTGCCTTGACCTACCGGAAGTCACCTTCGCCGACCGGGACGCGCCAATGACGCCGCAGCAGAACAAGTACTACCAAAAGCTGCGCAAGGACATGCTCGTGGAGGCAGCAGGCGAAGAGATCACGGCAGTTAACGCAGCGGTGCAGATCAACAAGCTGCTTCAGATCGCGTGTGGCTCGGTCTATACCGACACCAAGGAAGTCCTCGACTTCGATGCAAGTAACAGACTAGCAGTAGTCAAGGAAGTCATCGACGAGACGACCAACAAAGTCCTCGTGTTCGTGCCGTTCACGCACACCATCGAGCAGATATACAAGTACCTAACCAAGAACGGCATCACGGCAGACATCATCAACGGTGATGTGCCCGTACACAAACGTACAGAACTCGTCAAGAGGTTCCAAGAGCAGGACGACCCGAAGGTGCTGATTATTCAGCCGCAAGCCGCATCCCACGGACTTACCCTGACCGCTGCCGACACTATCGTTTGGTACGCTCCCGTGACCAGTGTGGAGACGTACCTACAAGCCAACGCACGCATCGACCGACCGGGACAGAAGAACGCGATGACCGTGGTGCACATCAAGGGCAGCCCCGTCGAAGGCCGCATGTACTCTCTGCTGCGGCAGAACATGATGACCCACGCAGAGATCATAGACCTCTACAAGCAAGAGCTTGAAGAAGGGGCTTGACAAAGTCAAGTTGAGCCGCATAATAGACGGCACCAACAACGAAGGAGCGAACCATGGACACCACAGTCCAAGACCCACCCACCCCCGTAATTAGCGGCGTGCCGCTTGAGCAACTGACTGCGACCTACATCAAGATCAGGGACGCACGTAGCCAACTCAAGCAGCAGTACGAAGCACAAGACGTTGACCTAGAAAGGCAACTTCGCGTGATCGAACAAGAGATGCTGGAGATCTGCAAGGCGGTAGACGCCAACAGCATCAAGACAGATGCAGGGACAGTCATCCGTTCCGTAAAGTCACGGTACTGGACGAATGACTGGGATTCTATGTATCGCTTCATCAAGGAGCATGATGCATACGCCCTGTTAGAGAAGCGGCTTCATCAATCGCACATGAAGCAGTTCCTTGAAGAGAATCCCGAAATCGAACCCGCAGGGCTCAATGTCGAGCGGGAATACACCGTGGTCGTTAGACGTTCTAAGGAAAGTTAGAAATGAGCAACATCGTACTCAGCCAAGACGTGCCCGACTTCCTGCAAACCGCAGGGGTCAGCGAACTCACCAAGCAACTCGCAGGTCGCTCCGGCGCTAAGCGCATCGTGCCCAAGAACGGCACGTTCAAGCTCGTCGTTGGCGGCGAAGAAATGGGCAAGATCAAGGGTGACTTGAATGCCATCGTGGTCAACGCCGCACCCAAGGTAGGCCGCATCTTCTACGCTAAGGCGTGGAGCCCCGATGCCGAGCCGACCGCACCCGACTGCTTCAGCAATGACGGCAATGTGCCAGATGCTAAGGCAGCTAACCCTCAGTCGCATAACTGCAATGACTGCCCTCAGAACGTCAAGGGCTCCGGCCAAGGACAGTCCAAGGCATGCCGTTACAGCCGTCGCGTGGCGTTGGTGCTTGAGCAGGACTTCAACACCAGTCTTGAGGGTCAGGTGTATCAGATGAACCTTGCGTCCAAGTCGCTGTTCGGTGACAGCGTCGGCGATGCAATGACGTTTGAGAACTACAGCAAGTACCTTAGCAGCAACGGCAAGAGCATCGACTACGTGGTCACCAAGATCTCGTTCAACGACGAGAACGACAACCAGTCGTTGCTGTTCACTGCCAACCGCTACATCAAGCGCCAAGAGTTCGATGTGGTGCAGAAGGTGGCGAACACGGAGCAGACCAAGGCACTCGTGGTGATGACTCCCTCTCAAGCCGACGGTGTAACGAAGCAGCCCGCTCTCGCCGCACCCAAGGCTGAGGAGCCTGAGCCCGAGCCGACCAAGCGTGCAAGCAAGAAGGCCGACGGCGATCCTCCGTCTAACAAGAAGAGCCTCGCTGATGTTGTGTCGGCGTGGAGCGATGAAGGGTAACCAATGCCTCACGGATACAGCCAATACACCATTGCAGCGAACAAAAGCGCTAACAAGCGGTTGATCGGCGTAGCTCTCGGGCGTGCCTGTATTGCTCGTGGCGTGTCCGTAGCAAGTGTGGCCGAGCGATTCGGTGTATCCCGCCAGACCATCTACAACTGGTTCGGTGGGGTGCACGATCCAAAGCCTGAACTGCTACGGGCCGTGACAGCCTACGTTGCACACCTGACCAAGTAATCCGAGTAGCGGGGCATCGTCCCCGCTCCTTCCTCCCCAATGCCATGACAAGCAACTTTGATTTGCTAGACGTAGTGCTCCCGTCAGAGGGCCGATACTGCGCGTGGGGGAACGGTAGATACATCAGCCAAGAGTTCTACGACACCCGCGAAGAGTTCAACAAACAGATAGATTGGCTCGTCAATAACAAGTTCGACGCCTACTTCGGCTGCGCCAAGTACGGAGACGCCAATCACCGCAAGCATTCCAACGCCGAGTACTTCCGTGCTCTGTGGATGGACATTGACTGCGGACCCGAGAAAGCAGCACCAGACGCCAACGGCAAGATCAAGGGCTACATTGATCAGAGCACCGGGTTGCAGGCTGTTGCGGCTTTCTGCAAGAAGAACGCCCTGCCCCGTCCAATCGTCGTGGACTCAGGCTACGGGCTTCACTTCTATTGGGTTCTGTCAGAGACACTTCGCCGTAACGTGTGGGACTCTCTGTCCAAAGGTCTGCGTGACTTAGCCCTCAAGGATGGGCTGATCGTAGACACGGCTGTGTTTGAAGCCTCCCGTGTTCTGCGCGTCCCCGGTACGTACAACTACAAGAAAGATGAGCCCGCATCCGTACAGGTCATCAGCGACCGATACGAGGTCAAGGGCTACGAAGAATGGAAGGCGCTGCTCAATGCGCCCGAGCCTGAAGAGGAGCGAGACTTCATCCCGCGTCGGCTTAGTCCGCTGATGGAATCCATGCTGGAAAACCGCGCCAAGCGGTTCAGCACCATCATGCTCAAGTCGGTCAAGGGAGAAGGCTGCAAGCAACTACTGTTCTGCTACGAGAACCAAGCGGATATCGAATACAACCTGTGGCGTTCGGCTCTGTCTATCGCCACGCACTGTGTCGACCGTGACAGCGCCATCCACAAGATGTCACAGCACCACCCCGGTTATACCGAGGGGGAGACGGAGAAGAAGGCCGCTGACATTGGTGGTCCACACTTCTGCACAACCTTTGAGCGCGAGAACCCCGGTGGATGCGATGGGTGCCCCAACAAGGGCAAGTTCAAGTCCCCCATCATGCTTGGCGCAGAGATTGCACGGGCTGAGGACTTTGATGACGGTGATGGCGACGACGGGCACGCTACCGCTAGCGTCACATATCCTGCGTTGCCCGATCCATATTTCCGCGCTAAGAGTGGTTCGATCTACATAAACATCGGCAGCGAAGACCCTCCCGTGTTGGTGTACGAGCACAACCTGTACGTGGTCAAGCGGATGCACGATCCGTTTGCAGGAGAAACAGCACTGCTGCACCTGCACCTCCCGCGTGACGGGCTCAAGGAGTTCCCCGTAGCGTTGTCGAACTTGGTCGTCAAGGACAGGCTGCGAGAAGACTTAGCGAAGCAAGGGGTAGCTGCGGGCGATGCGCAGGTGAAGAACCTGCTCAACTACCTCATCACTTCAGTCAAAAACCTACAAGTAACTAACAAGGCGGAGATCATGCGAACACAGTTCGGCTGGGTCGATAAAAACGCAAAGATCATCATCGGCGACCGAGAGATCACCAAAGACGGCTCGTTCTACAGCCCACCATCTACGTCTACTTCGGACGTAATCGACATGATGAAGCCGACTGGCTCGTTGGAAAAGTGGAAAGAGGTATTCAATATGTACTCTCGGCCCGGCCTAGAACCGCATGCATTCGCTGCGCTCACGGCGTTCGGGTCGTTGCTGCTCAAGTTCACCGGCCTCAGCGGGGCCATCATCAACGTGATCTACCCGAAGTCTGGCTCGGGCAAGTCCACCACCCTGTACATGTGCAACAGCGTCATCGGGCACCCAAAGACGTTGGCCTCCATGTGGAAGGACACCTACAACGCCAAGATGCACCGGCTGGGCGTGCTCAATAACCTTGCCAACACCATCGACGAGATCACCAACACAGGGCCGACTGAGTTCTCAGACCTTGCCTACAGCATCAGCCAAGGCCGGGGCAAGAACCGGATGAAGGCGATGTCCAACGAGATGCGGATCAACTTCACAAGCTGGCAGGGCATCACCCTGACTTCAGCTAACGCATCGTTCTACGAGAAGCTGGGGCTGGCGAAGGACTCTCCTGACGGTGAGTCCATGCGTCTGTTTGAGTACCGGATCGAACCCACGAACGTCATCGGCACTGCCGAGGGCAAACAGATGTTCGACCAACAACTGTTTGAGAACTACGGGCACGCAGGGGACATTTACGCGCAGTGGCTAGTCAACAACCTTGAGGAAGCCATAGCTACCCTAAGGCAAGTACAGGCAAAGATCGACGCCGATGTGCAGTTCACCGCACGTGAGCGGTTCTGGTCGGCTCTGGCCGCGTGCAACATTACCGGGGGGCTGATCGCCAAGAAGCTCGGATTGCACGACTACGACATGAAGGCAATCTACAACTGGCTGAAGGTGCAGCTTGGCTCCATGCGCGAAGAACTTTCGCCGCCGACTACAGAGAGTACAAACATCCTCGGTGATTTCATCAACAGCCACATCAACAACGTCGTGGTGGTCAATGGCAAAGCTGATGCTCGAACCAACTTGGATGCTGCTCCGATCATGGAGCCCAAGGGCGAACTACACATACGCTACGAACCGGATACCAAGCGGATGTACATCACGGTGGCGGCTATTCGTAAGCACTGCGCAGAGCGGCAGATCGGCTACAAAGACTGGCTCAAGCAGATGGCGGACAAGAATATCCTTGTCGGTGTTACAAACAAGCGCATGTCCAAGGGCATGAAGGTTATCTCCCCTGCCGTGCGGGTGGTGGAGCTAGACACCTCCAAGGACGAGTACCTGAAGATGGACGACTACATGCCTGCCAATGAGGATCGAGACAGTCAGCTACACGATTAACTGGCGGAAGATGCGCAAGGGGCATTCGTTCTTTGTACCCTGCATAGACCACCGAGCCGCTAGACGTACGCTAAAACAGGTAGCAGAACGTTTGGGCTTATCGTTAGTGTTTAAGGTCGTAGTGGTCGAGGGGGTCAAAGGCTTGCGCGTATGGCGTGTCTGACCGTACACTGAGGGCGCAAGGCATTTGACAGTTGCCCTTGCTTTCTCCTCTTTTGGAAGTTCGCTCCTTCCAATTTACGCCCCCCGGTCACAAGCCGGGGGGTTTATTTTTCTTTACGCTGCTTCTCTTCAAGCTCACGCATGATCTTGGACCGGCTAGCCGCAGCCTCCCCGAAGATCGGCAAGTTCTTCTCCGTGGCGAGGAAGCCCCGCGTGCTGCCGCCAACACGTTCTTGCGCACCGGTAATTGCAGCATCTAGTGCATCGTCGTCGATACCGTACATCGGGTACTTCTGGGTGAACTCCGCTGCTTCCTTCGTCCACTTGCGGTAGCGATCCTTGTCGCCCTTGATGTAGGACTCACGCAGATTCTTGAGGATGTCGTCGCGCTTGAAGACAAGTTTGTTTTCGGCTTGCGAAACCTCAAACAAAAACTTCTGCTGACTAGCGATCTCATCCATGCGGAAGCCAATCGACTGCCACAGAAGATTGCCAGCAGTGAGACTATCTTTGCTGAACAGCGGAGCGTTCTTGTAGTCTTTGATGCCCTCGTTGTAGTACTTCCATGCGACGGCAGGGTTACGCATGTTGGCAGGCAGAATCTTCTCCGCGCCCTTCTGGTAGTCCCCATCCATGAAAGCGTCGATGGCGTCGGCGTAGTTGAGCACCATGCCGACATACGGACCTGCGTGGGCTTCCGCGAGTTGCAGCGTGCCCTCCCGCAGCGTGCGCGTTTCCTTACCCTCACGGTGGAACATGTTGATCGGATCAAGTGATGCGCGAGACGCAACATCAATGCCGAGCAGATAGTTGGTGGGGCCACGTTCGATGAGCGCAGCCAACTGCTGCGGCGTCATACCGACTGCGTCAGGCAGCGGTTCGCCCTTGAACGTGATCTTGCCAAGTTGACGGGGCAACCACACGGTGCGCCACCATTCCAGAGGAGCCAGATCCTTGAAGATCTTCTCGCTAGCCTTTTCGTCTTCATCCTCAAGCCACCCTGAAGCAAAGCCGATAAGCATGCCCATAAACGGCAGGGATAGCGCACCGCCCAGCATGAACGTTGTGCCCATGATGCCGGTGAATTCTTTGAGCGCTAAGTATTTGGCTTGCGGAGTAGCCCCAGTGAAGATGCGCCCGAACTCGCGCATCCAACGCCCGGTAATAAAGATCGCCCATGAGGTGAACTGCAACAGCACGCGACCGATAGCTCCACGGAAGATAGGCGCGCGATTGCGCGTATCCATATTGCCGACGCTGTCGTACACGTCTGTGATGGCTTGAGTTACCGCTTGCTGATGCGACTTACCACCTTCGCGGTTCAGTTCGTACGAGCTTGCAAACAGCGCCTCACGCACCATGCGCTCGCTGGTCTGGAACAAGCCACCAAACACAGTCATTAGACCGCGCCCGATCTTAGAACTGTTAGCTTCAAACGCGGCGGTAGACACGCGCCCACGACCAAGAATCTCACTGCTGTAGGTGAACTCGCTAAGACCCTCACCCATCATGTCCCGAACAGCACGCTGCAAGTCCGGTGAGTTTTTAACCCGCGATGAATAAAGGATGCTAGGCGCACGATAAGTAATGGTGCCGTCTGCGTTTTCCTTGCGGATGCCGAACTCGTTGAACACGTTCATGTGCTTGCCCATAACTATGGCAGCACGAACGTAACCATGCCGAGCACCAAGCGTGGAGAAGCCATACGCAAGGCCGGCAAAGTTCATTGCTGCGGAGGCAGCGGCGGACATGTAGTGGATGAACGCCGCACGAGTCATGAAGTCGGCAGCGTTTGCTCCAATTTGTTTGAGGCGTGCAGGAAGGCCGCTAGGCTCCAACGCTCCACCGGGGAACAGTTCAAGATCGGCTCGACGCTCAAACTCGTCTACGTAGCGCATGTACTTGTCGGCACCTTCAACGCCATCCAAGGACTTCTCTGCGGCAAGCAGAGATCTACGCACCATTGGGCCGTACTTGAAACGTGGCAACTGTGCAGACATACGGCTGGCGACCGTAGAGAAATTGCGCAGCACATCAACGTTGTAGCCGGGGATGTCCTTACGAGCAATGAATGCACCACGGAACGATTGCTCCGGCATCGTCGTCAAGTAGAACTCGTACATGGCGTCTTTCAAGCCATCACGTACTTCGGCGCTGACTTGCTCACGAGCGCGGTTGGTAGCCTCTTCTTCCGTAATCGGCTTGCCAGCATCCCGCGCTTCCTTCAGCAACGAGTTCTTAATAACCGCTACGCGAGCGTCCGTATCTTTAATGTCGACGCTGTTGTCGATCTCTTCGAACAGCGACTTGAGTTGGCGGCTCATGTCGCTTGCAGCCTTGCGGAAGCTCTCCAGCGTGTCACCCCTGCGGAACACGGGAGGCTCACCATCCCGCTCAATCAACAGATTAGCAACCGACTCGTTGCCATGGTCGGTCTTCGCCAGATACTGCATGACGGCATTGCGCTCTGCGTCCGACGCAAACGTATAGAACTGCCGCCCTTTGCCAGAGCCAACTTGCAGCCAGTACGGGCCACGGTTGCGCACGAACGGGAAGTACGGGTCAATCTCTTTGCTCGCCTCGTAGTCGCGCTGCAACTGCGCCAGTATGCGGTTCTTGGCGTTTTCGGGCAGGTCGGCAAACTCAATCTGCTCATCAAGTACGTTGCGGTACTGATCCATCAACGCCCGGTAGTAATCGCGGGTCTTGCGGTACAGCGCTTGCCCCCGAGTGCCCAAGGCATCGTAGATACGGTTGAGCTTTTCGTTGGACTTGTCCTTGGTCGGATCAACTTGTACATCCGTGCTCACTGACTGGGCACGAGCGAGTTTGTCGTGCAACGTCGGGTCTTCCTTGAATGCCCGGTGCAGTTCTGCCTCTAACTCTTGCGCCCCGTTCAGCAACTGATACTGCTCTCCACGCAGCTTGTGCAGCAGGCTATTGGTGTTAGCCAACTCAGGGACATTGTTCTCCACTGCATTACTGGTGGCGAGAAAGTCGCTTGGCAGCACTGTCAGCAATGTGTCGATTCTGGCCTTGTCAAGTTTGCCCAGAATGGCGTCTAGGTACGCCTTGAAGTCAGCCGTATTCCGCAACGACTGAAGCACGCCAGTATTGTCGGCAACCTGCGAGGCATTCTTCGACCGCTCAAAGTTGTCCATCGCAATATCGACTTCCTTGTCGACTTGCTCTGCGGTGCGCTTGTCTTTGGGGTTGATCTGCCGTGCCGGAACATCCTGCCCAGCCAACAACAGATGCGTCTTGAACTTGCCGTCGCCCTCAAGTACCTTGTCGAGTGCCCGGATGATCGGGGCATCAGACTGCAAACCGAAGAAGTCTTTGGCCTTTTCAAAGAACTCCTTGACCCAACTCTTCAGCTTGCCCAGCGTCGATCCGCGCACGTCATAACGGCCTTCCAAAATGTCGGCAGCGTTGACAGCCCAGAACTCAGACGGGTTGACGTACTGATAGAAGTCGTACGGTACAAGCCCCTTTGCGATAGCCTGCACCGCTGCTTCGTGCAGCGCTTCCACACCGGCAGTTTCATCTGACCCAAAGTGGTAGTCGAGCAGGTTTTCAAAGAAGTTCTTCTCGGCAGTAGTCTCCGCACGCTTAGCGGCGCTAGTGAGTGCACGTGCCCACGATTTCAGGATGGCGTTGCGGATGTCGGTCGGCATCATCCGCTCTAAGTGGTGCATGATTTCATGCGCCGCCGTCGTGGAGGAATCAGACCCAGTCATCAACTCGATGATGCGGTACACATCGTCGTACCTGCCACCGATGTACTCTTTGCCTTCAGGCGGCTTTCTGATGCTGATGCCCAAGTTTTCAACCAGATCGGGGTTCTGGTCGACAAACCACATGGCAAGCTCTACACCCTTAGGAGGTAGCTTGCCCTCGCGTTGTGCACGGAGCAGCCGCTCCTTTATGTAGAGTGAACCACGAGTGCGCTTCTTGATCGGCTTCTTTGCTTCCGCCGCTTCGATCTGATCCATCGTCTCCGAAATGCCTTCGGAGAACTCACGGTCAGTGATCTTGCCGCTACCCAATAGCCGACGCAGCTTAGATGCAGCCCGCTTGAGTGACGGTGCACGCTCTTGAGTAACGGCTGGCTGACGGGGCGTGACGATTGCACGAGCAGGCGGGGCTTTGCGCTGCCGAGCGGCTTCGTAGTTAGCCTTGGCGCGGTCGCGTTCTTCCTGCGTAACCTTGTCGGACTCAAGAAGCTCCTTGGCTTTCTGCCCCGGTTTGTTGCGATTGCGTCGGCTCAGTTCGTACAGACGGTCGATAGCCTCTGCACGCTGCTTGCGATCTTGATCAAGCTCAGGCTTACTAAACAGCTTCTCCGCCGATGCGGCATCTCTAGCATCTTTATTGGCCTGCAACGTCTGCTGCCTGCGGCGCTCATCGCTCTCGGTCTTCTGCTCAGGGGGCAGTGGCTTGCGGCCTCGTTTGCCCGGTGCGGGGGCAGGTGCAGCTTCTTCAACGATAGGAGCCGGTGCGGGAACAGCAACCTCAGGAGCCGGTGCGGGAGCAGCGACAGGCGCAGCCTCTTCAACAACAGGTGCCGGGGCAGGAGCAGCGACTTCAGGTGCGGGAGCAGGAGCAGCCACCTCAGGGGCCGGAGCTTCGACAGGCACAACCGCTTGTGCGCCACGCTCGGCTCGATCTGCCTCAACCCATTGGTCCTTAAGTGCAAGGATCTGCTCTACCAGCGCATCATGCTTCTTACGTGCAGGCGAGTTAGGGAACGGAATCTTTCCGTCCTTGCGCAGTAGCCCCTTACGCTGTTCTTCCAACGCAGCGACTTGACGAACAATTTCATCCGACGGGCGAGCAGCAGGCGCGGGGGCAGGCTCAACGGGAGCGGGAGCAGGTGCGGCTTCAACGGGGGCAGGTGCAGCTACTGCACTAGGTTCTGCTCTTTCTCCGACAGGAGGCTGTCCAACATCCGGCGCAGCAGGAACCACTCCAGTTCGTTCAACTCCTGCAAGTCCTTCGGCGGGGGCTCCGGCGACGGGGACGCCAGCCACGCCAACGCCTTCTCCACTTGGGGGAGCGACAGGTTCTGCAACACGTTGTTCTCCTTCAGGAACCGGGGCGGGCGCAGGTGCGGGAGGCGGAGCAGCTTCTTCTGCTTCCTCTTTCTGTAGCTGCGTTATAGCATCAGCCGCAGCTTGTTGCGGAGGCACGCCCGCATTGATGCGATCCAACGTCAAGTCGGCCAGACGCTGCGAACGTTCATCCAACGGGGCAGCAGGGGCGGGGGCAGGAGCGGCTGCTTTTGCAGCACGCGCCTCTCTGATCTTTTGAGCGTCGGCTTCGGGGATGCCGAAAGCCATAAGTTGCTCTACAGAAAGCTCGCCTTCGGCGGGTGGTTGCCCAAACGTAGGCTCTACACGTGCTGGCGCAGGAGCAGCGGGAGCTTTAGGGGCTGCTTTTGCAGACGCAATTGTTTTAAGTCCAGTGGCCCCAGCGGCTTGCGGTAGTGCGCCAAGTCCTCCAGCAATAATTTCGCCCGGCTTCCATTCGTTAGTCGCAGCTTGAGCACCGGCTTCACCGAGCATTTCAGTGCCAGCTTCTGTGGCTACGTTAGCTGCGCCACGGGCTACGTTTCTACCAAGCTGTCCTTGGCGAAGGGGCATAGCAAGTTTGCCGCCTAACGCATCGGCAGCGGCTATGACGGTGCCACGAGTAACAGCCTTGTTGCCCGCTTCTTGGAGGAATGCAGGATCACGCAGCTTGGCTGCAACTGCTTTGTCGTCTTTGAGGTTAACCCCTGCGTCGCGTAAAGATTCCACAAGCGACGACATGTACTCAACAGGGAAGCTCCCGGTAGCCAGACCGGTCATCATTGCAGGCACGCCACCACGTAGCAGCACGCCTATAGCACCTCCAACTAGGGAAGGCAGTGCACTGGGGGCTGACTGCACTGAAAACTGTTGAATGATGCCTGCCGGGTCATCGGAAAACACATTCAAAGCCTTGCGCCACTCTCCTTTGTTGGCGGCATCCACCAGTAGCTGCGCATTGGGGTTGCGTACATAACCCTCTTGTTCAGCTTGGTAGGAGATAACTTTGGCGATGTTAGCTGGCAACACTCGCTCAAACTGAGCACGGGTGCGTGCACGCTGCTCAGGGTTCATGTCCTGATAGCCGAGCGGATCTTGCGCTGCCGGTACTAGCTCCCCACGATCAATACGATCCATGAGGTTCAGCGACTCCATGGCACTCTTCGCCGCGCCAGCGAAGTAGCCCTGCTGCATCCCGGCTACGCCCGACTTGAACTGCTCGGGTACGGCACTGATGTCAAACCCGCGAGTCGTAGGGGCTTGTGCGGCTGGGAGAGATGCTATCCCCCCAGCCGGGGCCGGATAGCGGTTAAGCAGGCTCTGTACTTCGCTGTCTAAAGGGCCAGCGGTCGGCGGAGAAAAGGTTTCCCATTGGTTGTTAACCAAATAGGCGCGTTCACCCGTCTGCGGGTTCTGCGCAACTTGAGAAGGCTTTACCCACTGATTATTTACAAGGAATACAACTTCCCCGGTATTCGGGTTGTAAGCCTTCTCCATACGCTACCTTATCTCCGAGGGTCAGGAGTTACGAATCCGGGCGGAGGTGGCGGTGCAGCACCGGGAGCAGCGGCGCCGGGTTGTTGCAGGATAGGCGGCAACGCCCCGCTCATGTAGTTCTCTATGAACGCGTCATCCGCTTCAGGTTCCGTGGGGAATTTCTTCTTGAAAGCATCCCACGCATCCAGATTGAGCTTAGCCTTGCGCAGCGCATCCCGCGCGTCCTTATAACTGCGCCCTTGAGTGGTTGCCGCAGCAGCGCCAATGTTTGCCCGCTCAGCAGCCATGCCTCGCAGCACCGCATCGTCCATACCGGGGTTTTGCTGCTTCAGCATCTTATAGATAGCTTCCGCACGTTCTTTATAGTCGGTCGTCTTTTCGGGCTTGTTGGCACTTGCCGCTGCACGGATCTCCGCAGCTCTCACCGTGGCCTTGGCGCGATCTGCGCTACCAAGCAAAGAAGCAAGCCCGCTGATTCCACCACGCAGCAGCGTGTTCTGCGAGATGCCCAGCTTGTTAGCGCGTTCCAGAGCGTCCTTAGCGCTGTCCTGAACAGCCTTCATGTCTCCCGCTGCACGAGCACGCTCAAGCTTCTCGATGTCGTTATCCAGAGCAAGCAGTTCTTTCTGCCGCGCTAGGCCACGTCCACGGATAGCCGTCTCTTGCTCCATGAGTGCGCGTTGGCGGGGGATCATTGCTTTACCAAACCCACCAAACAACCCGCCAATACCTTTCTGCCCACGGGTGTTCTCGCCCGCAGCGATCAAGGATTGATAAAAGTCCATCATGCGCTGATCACGCAACTGACCGCGTTGGCGCTCGTCTTCTTTGGCTTGCTCTGCCTGTAGTGCCTGCAACCCAGCCCGCATGTCTTGGCCGATAGGCTTGTTGAGGACGGCGAGATGCGGGTACTTTTTAAGCATCTCCGGGTCGTTACGCATAGCGAGCGGGTCAACAGCGGGAGCGGCAGTAGCTCTAATCCGCTGGTTCATCATGCCCATCAACTGCTGCAAAGCTTGAGGCGACCTAACATCACCAAAAGATGAAGCTAGAGCTTGCGCCTCTGCGTTGGTCTGTGCGTCTTCTTCAGTCTCTGCGTCGCCTTCGTCCTTTTCTTCGCCCTCATCGCCGCCCTTACGGAACGCAACGATGCCACCTTCAGCAGCCGAGAACATCTCTTGTGGCACGGGAGCAGAAGCAATACCGCCCATCTGATTAGGCGCTCCACCACCCTGCATCATCTGCTGCATGGCTGCGTTTCGCCGCTGTGCATCAAGCCCCATCAGGCCGACTTGCTGTTCAAGCTTGTCCTTGACCGTAGGAGCTTCGCCCATACCCATACCCGCCTCTGGCGACGCAGCTTCTTGCTGCATACGGGAGCGTCGCTCAATCTCACTGAGCGCAATGTACGGAGGTACTTGGGGGTTCATGCCGTTGGCATACGCCATGACGGCATTCAACGGCATATCTTTCAGCCGTTCAGCGACTTGAATCAAGTTCATGGATTAACCTCCTAGCCCACACCAAGTTTTTTGAGGTTTTCGATCAACGAGCCCAGCCCGCCCACAGTGGACGAAAGTTCTCCAAGCCTCGACATTTGCGCGGGTGTATTAGTTACCGTAGAGATAGGCAACCCTTGCAGCATGGACTGAAGGAACTGAACCTGCTTGAGCGGATAGTCGCGCTGCTGCAAGAACTCGTTAAGGTCCGCAGTAACGCCTTCTTGCTCAATAGCCCGCTGCTGTGCACCAGCCTGAGACATTGTGTCGGCGAGCGTCTTGGCTTGGCCCTGCTCCACATTGAACTGCTGCCGAGCGGCATCGAAGGCGTTGGAGTAGCCGGTGCCAATCGTCTTGCTCATTTGGTCGAGCAGGTTGCGCTGCAACTCAGCGTCCATGATCGCCTGCCGACCGCCACCGTATGCACCTGCTTGAGCGAGCCTACCTGCGGTTTGCTGCTGTTGGATCTGCGCTTGCCGGTTCAACTCATTGAGTTGCGGGTTCA